CAGTGGTTACTGAATAATCCCAACTATCACGGTCAAGATAAACCTTGCCGGATATTTTGGCAGCTACTATTGAGCTATACGATTGGAAGACTAATCCCTTGTCAGTTTGAATGATGAATTGATTCTGTACTGCTCCGTTATGTCCGTTGAATTGTGATACTGATTGAAAGTTTCCTAAAAGTGTTGTCATCGCCGAACCTCCTATATTTCGCTTTCTTTGAAAAACTCAAATGCTTTCATGTTGTTACGGTAAACAACCTTGTAGTTATTTCTACCGTCTATAAGCCGGAATGACAGACCATTATTGGCGAAGGCATTTCCGGCAATCGACGCTGGATCAACTTCGCGCTTGTCCTCGAACATTTCTTCACAGAAAGCATTGATTGCGTCCATGACGGTTTTTTTATATCCGTCTATTTGGCATATACATCTGTTCATGATTTTCTCCTTCCTTATTTAAGTATTCAAGCTAAACTGCTAAAATTCTAGTTTGAAAATTTGGAATACCATTAACCTGATCTATCTCTTTAATATCCGAATTTTTGCAAGAGAGAGAGAAATTAAGATGTTTCTTCATTATACAAATCGTTCTCTCTCTACATACATAATTACTGCAAGTGAAAAGCTTGCCATTGTAATTGCTCTTGCTAACCTCTCCTAAATTCTTAAATGTTTGAGTCATAGCTTATTTCCTCCCTATTATTTTATTAGTCTTTGCTAAACTTAAAGACATAGAAAAACCTTTTCTTGACTATGAGCATATCCGTCTTTTTCAATACCGATTACAATAAAACCAAAATCACAGATAAGACAATCATCATAATAAGCGAAAAATCTGTTAACTGGAAGCTGTGAATATCTCCTACAGATCCTTTTATAACTCCTTAACTGTTCTTTAGTAGCTTTAATTTTTTCCTTCATGATTTAACCTCCTCATTATTATTCACCCTAAAAACTTTATAGGGTGCTTTTCCATTATCAAACCAATCATGGCCTAGACAATAAGCTTTAATACCATTCTTATTTTGGGCTAACAGATAACCAGCTCCAGGCGCGCAAGGGCTACAGAAATCACAGAGAGTATAGAAAGGAGATTTAGTTATAAAGAGATCCGGATCATCAGAATTTTGTGTTATACAATATTCTTCATCTTCATAGATAAACTCGATAGGATCACAAGGTATATCGCAACCTCTGTCTTCACTAGAATAATGGCAATCTTGACAATTAAAAATTGCTTCTGAACTATCATACCAACTCTCTCCTACATCATATTGGCTAATAACTCCGTATCGAATTCCAGTATTAAGATCTACATTCTTTAATCCTAAACCATAATCAATATTACTCATAATAACCTCCTACTTAAGTTTTTGTTAAGCTTCATCTTAGCATAATTATAGCAGATGCTAAACTATTGTCAAGAGAAAAAGTTAAAAAAGTTAAAATATTTTTTTTCTCTAAACATTTTAGGGAGATATATTTGTAAGGAGAGTTAATCATGGTAGATGAAAAACCTAAGAGGAAAAGAAATAAATCTGGAAATATTGAGCTACCTAATAAGCCCAAAGAAGCTAAAGTAGCTAAAACTATTAAAAAAGTTAACGTTAACTCTATAGTTAAGAAAGCTCAACTAAAAGATCTAGATAGTGATACTGTTGAGACTATCGTTAAAGGAAATATAGCTAGGAAAAAGTTAAGGAAAACTCTTAAGAAGGAAATAGTATTAGAAAATGGTAAAGAAATCTCTATTAGAGGAAATACCTATATTAATCCATTAAAGTTAGAAAAGTATAGATCACAAGGGTTAACTATTGAGGAGATAGCTAAAATTATAGGAGTTAGTCAATCAGCTATACAGTTAGCTATAAATAAATGGGAGATAGAGAAAGAAGAGACTAATTACTATTTAGATAATAGAGCTATAATATTCGCTGGTTTCCAACATAAGATCCTAAAGATATTAACAGAAAAACTCCTAGATCCCTCCGAGATTAAAAGAGCTAACCTCCGAGATTTAGCGCTATGGTTTAACTCCCTATACAATAATGAGAGACTCGAGAGGAATAAATCAACCTCTAACCTGGGTATAGCAGGAATAATAAGAACAGCTCATGATAAACTATTTAATTCTAATGAGTTAAGCCCTGTTAATCAATCAGAAGATACTTAGACTGTGAGTAACTAACCCATAGACTAGCTAATAAATTCAATGAGTTATACAGCTAACACACCGGAGAGTAAGAGGAGAGAGGAAAAGCTAATAGTTATGGATATTTTTGGATCTAACGAAGGCGGGGGGGGCTGTGCTGTTTCCGCTCTTAATACTTACTAAATACCCTCTTTATCTGTAGCTAAAATAAAAAGGAGTCTATTCCCAATAAAATCATTAACTTAAATAGAATAGCTAAAGTAGAACTTGAGAGAGTTTAGCAAATGCTACACTTTCTTTAGTAATATTAGAAAGGAGGATAGTTTAGTAAGAAAGAGGTATTAATGAATACAGAAAGAGGAGGAAAGAAGTGAAAATATTAAAGATTTTACCAATGTTAGGAGTAGTTTTAGCTCTATTCTTCGTAGTGAGTGTAGCTAGAGCCGATAGGATAGTAAGCGATCCTTGGATTACAGGTACAGATAAGCTTCCAGAAACTTGTGAAATGGCTAAGAATGGAGGGAATTTCTCTAGTTTTCCAGTAGAAACTGTAGCTAATGGAGTTAGGTGCTCTATTCCGGTTACAGGAGACAACTACAAAACTGTAGTTTATTCAATCAAAGCTTGTAAGGGGGTACTTTGCTCTAATGCAATCCCTTTCGAGCCTGGGAAAGACATTCCAAGAGATCCTTCAGGCTTAAAATTATTGGGGAATTAACTAATGGAGAGTTGAATCATGAAGATAGCGAGTCTCTTAGTGGTCTTTCTCATCCTAACAGCCACGATCATAACTAACCTGGACGAAATTTATGTTTTCAACGGTCAGGTTTATTACAACGAGATCTGTACTGAAGGGAAGATTAAATTTAAAGCTTCTGGAGCTATCGTAGTTGATGGACTGACTCATAATATTCATTATACTACGAGACCCTATAACGGAACTTGTGAACAATTTTATGCTCAGTCTGAACTAGGAGGGGGGAGGTAATACCCCCCCCTTCTTTTAAAGCTAAGGTCTGCCATTTATTAAGCCCCTCCTTAACTAGTTGAATCAACTTGCAATTTTTTTCTGAATAGCTCTAAAACCTAAGAGGGAGTTAAGCTGTACCTTCACGCGCGCGCGCGTAGATGTACTATGTAACTAAGTACATTGAGTCTTTAAACTAAGCTAAATAATAATATATATAATTAAATATATATAATTAAACTAAGCTAAGTATTAATTAACTAACTAAAGCTAGTATTAATTATTTCTTTCTTATCTAAATAATTAAGTCTAATTATTTATCTAAGAAGAAATAATTAACTGTCTACGACAGGGTTTTGTTCTTTAATAAACCTAACAATGGCAAGCCTTTAAGATTTTACTAACTGGCTTGCTGAATTTCTGTACTCTTATCCCCCCAAAGGTACGCCCGTACCCCCCCTTCTCTCAACGAGCAAACATTTTTGGGAGTAATCTTTAAGATGAAACCAAAACGCTACACACAACCTACCTCTACAACCGAAACCCCCTTTGAGGTTATCGGAGAAGATATATTTCAGCGTTGGATAGTAGACCCTGTTTCCTTCATCCAGGAAATAATTATTACCCCCTATAACGAAGTCACGAAGATGAATGTAATCATGACTACCCAACAGAAAAACGCAATAGAAGCAGTAGCAGAGTTAGTTCAAGCTAGACTCAAGAAATTCAGAAAACTCCCCTTGACTGAGAGAGAAGTTGAGCTAAACAACAAATTCGGAGTTTCAGTCATGGCAGGAAAGGGTCTAGGAAAAGACGGTTTAGCTTCCTGGCTAATTATTTGGTTTCTGAGCTGCTTTCCAAACTGTAAGATCCCTTGTGTCTCAGTCTCTCAGGATCAGCTAATGAAAGTTCTTTGGAGTGAAGTAGCTAAGTGGTTAGCTTATTCTCCTGCTAAGGCCTGGTTGACACTACAGAGTGATAAAGTCTTCTTTAACGAAGTAGATGATGACTTAAAGGGAAAACAGTGGTTTGCATTCCCTAAGACAGCTAGCCCTAAGAGTAGCGTAGAGGAGCAAGTTGAAACACTTTCCGGTATTCACGCTGACTACATGATGATCGTCATAGACGAAGCAAGCGGTATTCCTGATCCTGTCTTTCACCCTCTTGAGGGTACTATGACTCAGCCCTGTAACTTTGCTTTCATGATCTTCAACCCTACTCGATCTAAAGGCTACGCTATAGACTCTCAGTACAAAAGCTCTGAGTATTGGCTAACTCTTCGGTGGGATGCTGAGGAGAGCGAGATAGCAGACCGTCAGGTTATCGAGAGGGTAAGAGAGAAGTACGGAGTAAACTCAACCCCCTGGAGAGTCAGAATTAAAGGCTTACCTCCTCTAGTAGACGAAGACACGCTTATCCCTATGGATTGGATCATGGATGCAGTTAACAGAGACTTAAACCCTCTTGAGAATGACCCTGTAGTTCAGGGAGTAGACTGTGGAGCTGGAGGAGACTTTAGCGTAGTGGTAACGAGAAAGGGAGGAGCAGTTAAGCCTATTAGGAGAATGAAAACTCCAGACTCTCAAACTCTGATTAACTGGGTAGAAACAAGCATACTCGAAGAGAACCCCGATACAGTCAGGGTAGATAACATCGGTATCGGTTGGGCTGTATACGGAGCTTTATCTGACAAGTTTGGATCTAAAGTAGAGTCAGCTGATGCTAGGAAACAAGCAGGGAATATAGACAAGTTCCACAACAAGAGAGCTGAAATGTACTGGACTCTCAGAGAGAAGTTTGAGAAGGGCTTAATCTCTATCCCTGATGACTCTGACCTGATAGACGAGCTGAGCGCTATTAAAGTTTCCTACGAAGCTCAGGGAAAGGTCAAGATAGCTGATAAGGCTAAGTTGAGACAGGAGATAGGACACTCTCCAGACGAAGCTGATGCACTAGCTATGACTTACTACTTTGATGATATTCCTACTCTCAGAGCTAGAAGAAATATCTACTGTCACAGAACGGAAAGCTCACCTAGTCCTTTAGGTTGGATGCACTCTTAAGGAGATACTTAATGGCAATAGAAAATAAAGACGAATTTTTAAACTTAGCTAGAACGAGATTTCAGATTATAAATACCGCTGAGTCTCATATCAGACCCGCAGCTTTAGAGGATCTGAAGTTTGTCTACAACGTAGAGGAAGGGCAATGGCCTAATGAAGTACGAGCTGAGAGAGAGAAGGATCGTAGACCCTGCCTTACTTCGAACAAGCTCAGGAAGTTCGTAGCTCAGGTAGCTAACAGAGCAAGAGACGAAAGGCTAGGGGGTAAGGTAAAACCTGTAGACGATAAAGCTGATCCTAAAGTAGCTGAGATTATGTCAGGTTTAATCAGGTATATCGAGTTTTCTAGCAAAGCTGATGAAGTTTACGCTGATGCTGGAGAGAAAGCTGTAGCAGGGGGATTTGGTTATTTCAGGATTACTACGGAAGAACCTGATTACTCTTTTGACCAGGAGATCTTCTTACGGAAGATAGAGAACCAGTTTTCAGTTTATCTCGATCCTAAGAAGGAATTTGCCTTTATCCGTGAGGGAATGCCTTTAGCTGAGTTTAAAGCGAAGTACCCTGATAAGGCAGCTACTAGCGTTAACTCTCAGGGAGAAGGAGACTCAGATCTTTGGTATGACTCAGAGAAAGTTTATATAGCTGAGTATTTCTACAAGGAAATCACTAAGGTAGAGTTAGCTAAGTGTGTGAATATGACTACCGGAGATATTAACGTTATAGAACTCTCTGAGGAAGTTACTGAAGATGCCTTAGCTCAACAGGGTTACATGGTAGTTCAGAAGAAAGCTAAAAAGGTCAAGAAAGTTAAATGGGCTAAGATCTCAGGGTTTGATATACTCGAAGAGGGAGAATGGCCTGGAAGTGAGATTCCTATCATCGAAGTTCTAGGTGATTACGTTAATATTGCAGGAAAAGCTTACAAGCGCTCTTTAGTAAGGGATGCTAAAGATCCTCAGAGGGCATATAACTTTTGGCTTACTCACATGACGGAGACAGTAGCTCTAGCTCCTAAAGCTCCTTACATAGTAACTCCTCAAGAGATTAAAGGTTTTGAGGATATGTGGAACTCAGCTAATCAGAAGAACTTACCTTATCTCCTGTATAACGCTCAAGGACAGAAGAAACCAAACAGAGAGTCTCCTCCTACCGTACCTACCGGAGCAGGACAAATGTTGCAGATCTCAGCTGGAGATTTACAGGATACGATAGGAATGTTTGAGTCTAGCTTTGGAGCGCGTTCTAACGAGCGTACCGGAGCAGCTATTAAAGCAAGGGCGAACAGGAGTGACTTTGCTGTATTCCATTTCCACGATAACCTCAAGAGAGCAATCATTGAGACTATGCGCCAGTTGATTGAAATTATCCCCAAGGTTTACGATACCGAGAGAAGGGTAAGGATCTTAGGAGAAGAAGAGCAGGAAGTTCTTGTAGATATAAACAAGAAGATTATTAACCCTGAAACTGGAGAAGAAACAATCATTAATGATCTCAGTATAGGGAAGTACGATGTTGTTCCTGGTATGAGGTTATTTTCTACTCGAAGGGAAGAGTCAGCTCAAGCAATGGCAGAAGTAATGCAAGCCGCTCCTAACATAGCTCCTCTTATGCTTGATCTTCTTTTTGAAAATCAGGATTGGCCTAAAGCTGACGAGATTAAACGGAGACTCCAGAAGTATATGCCTCAGCTCTTAGGAGCTAAAGGTGGAGAACCTGGTGGAGTAGAAGGTGGAACTGAAGCATAAACGAGCAAATTTGTTCCCTAATATATAGAAGGTAGTAAAAATAAACATGGAGATCTTTTATGTCTGAAGAAGCTTTGAACGCAGAATTAGAACAGGAAGTCGTTCACCCTGAAGATGCGCCTAAAGAAGAGGTAGAGTCGCAGTCTACCGAAGAAGAAGGTTTTTCCCTTGAGAAGTTAGCTAAAGAGCTAGAGGAGAAAGAGACTCCTCCGGAAGAAGAAGGGAAAAAGAAAACCGCAGGGAAAGTTCAAGAGCGTATTGACAAACTTACCTGGGAGAAGTGGGAAGCTAAAAGGGAAGCAGATCAACTTCGGAAGGAGCTTGAAGAATTCAGGAATACTACTACTGTAGCTCCTGCACAAAGACCTATCCCTCCTGTAGAAGATGATTTTGACGATCCCAATGAGTACCGCAAAGCCAGGGTTAAGTACGAAGATGAGATCTTCGCTTGGAACGAAACAAGACGTAACACTGAACTAGAGAAACAGCGGTTACAAGAGAGTTTCCAGGAATCTCTCAAGGCTTTCAATAAGAGAGCTGAAAGAATGAGGGCTAAGTACCCTGATTTTGACGAAGCTATTAGTGCTCCGATATTCTCTCCCGCAGTTAGTCAGGAAGTTCTTGACAGCGAGTATGGAGCTGAGATCGGTTACTACTTAGCTAAAAATCCTGATGAGGCTTTAAGGCTTTCTTCTTTGCCTCCCTCTAGGGTAGCAAAGGAGATCGGTAAGCTTGAAGTGAAATTTACTTCGGTATCTAAGAGAACAGTTTCTAAGGCTCCTCCTCCTATTAACCCTCTGGATGGAGACGATGCCGTGAAACCTGATCTTGAGAAAATGCCGATAGAGGATTTCATGAAAGCAGAAAAAAAGAAAATTATTGAAAGAAAGAAACGCGGTTTCTTTTAAGATACGGAGGATTTAAACAATGGCTAACACAATTCTTACTCCTACTATGGTAACTAGGAAAGCTCTCGCTATTCTGCATAGTAAGTTGAACTTCATCGGTTCGATTAACAGGCAGTATGACGACAGCTACGCTAAGACCGGAGCCAAAATCGGAAGTACGCTGAAAGTAAGGCTCCCTAACGAATACACTGTTCGAAAGAACGCTACTCTTGCGGCTCAGGATACTACGGAAAGCTCAGTCAATCTTGTGATGGCTAACCAGTGGGGAGTTGATATTAGCTTCTCTTCTGTAGAGCTTACCCTTGATCTTGACGATTTTGCAGCTAGAGTGCTCGAACCCGCTATGGCAGTTCTCGCTTCTAACATCGAAGCGGAAGCTATCAAGATGTATGTTGATGTCTGGAACACGGTCAATACCGCAGGTACAGATCATCCTAAGAACCTCTCTGATTGGCTTGCTGCTAGAGGGAGACTCAACGAATGTCTAGCTCCTAAAGACGGTAACAGATTTTTTGCTCTGAACTCCGTAGCAATGGCAGCTATTGTTGATGCTCTGAAGGGTCTATGGAACCCCCAAGCAGCTATTTCTGACCAGTTCAGAGACGGTGTGATGGGGAAGGCTATCGGTTTTACCTGGCTTGAGAACGATCTCATCTTGAGACACACTACCGGAACTAGGGATAACTCTACCCCTCTTACTGATGGGGCTTCGGGTGCAGATCAGGATGGTTCTACTATTCATGTTGACGGTTTGGACGATAAATGTACAATTAAGAAAGGTGATGTTTTCACTATCGCGGATGTCTATGCTGTTCATCCTGAAACTAAACAGAGTTACGGCTATCTTCAGCAGTTTACCGTTACAAAAGATGTTACGGTAAATAGCACAACAGGAGACGCTGATATTGAAATCTCTCCCGCTATTGTTGCTTCCGGAGCGAAGCAGAACGTGAGCAACAAGGCAGCTGATGGAAAAGCTCTAACCTTTATCGGTGATGGAAACTCTCAGTACGCTCAGAACCTTGCTTACCACAGGGATGCTTTCGCTTTCGTGACCGCTGACCTTGAAATGCCTAAAGGCGTTGACTTTGCAGCTAGGGAAGTCTATGACGGTATCTCTATGAGAATTGTCCGTCAGTATTCTATCTCCAATGACACCTTTCCTTGCAGGATTGATGTTCTGTTCGGATGCAAAGCAATCAGACCTCAGTTGGCTTGCCGTGTTCAGGGTAAGAAGAACGAGTAATCGTTAATTGGGGTAGAAGCTGAAAACTAGGGAGGGCTAATACCCCTCCCTTTTTTTATAGGAGAGAGTGATGGATACAAGCGAAGTTATAAAGACCGCTTTTAGGTTGAACGGAGTTAGAACTGTAGACGATGAAAACCTAGCCCTTGGTTTGAATTTATTGAACGTTATGCTCTCTTCTTGGGGAGTAGAAGGACTTTCTATTCCCTGTTTTGCTAAAGAAGAGCTTTCTTTAACAGTTGGCAAGGGAGTGTATACCATAGGAATTAATGGGGAATTTAATACTCAAAGACCGAATAGAATCACAGATGCTTATATCAATCATGATAATTATTTTCATCCTTTACTTGTTCATAACAATGCTCAGGAATATTTTGAACAGGGGTCAAGAAATGTTTCAGGTAAACCTTCTGAAATTTTTTATGTTCCTAGCTATCCTCTTGGAGTTATTTATTTCAATAACCTCCCTGATATTGCTTATATCTTAGAGTTGCATTCAGAGCAGAACTTCGAAAACCTTCAAACTATAGGAAGTACTCTTATAGTCCCTCCTGAGTATCATGAAGCTATTCTCTATAATCTTGCAGTTAGAGTATCAATAGCTCTAGACAATCAACCTTCTCAGTATGTAGCTAATGTAGCTAATTTAGCTAAGGGCAATCTTGAAAATAAGAATGCTAAATATGTTATGGACAGAATTTCTAAAATAGATAATGCCCTTCTCTATGGAGTGAAGAGATAATGTATATAGGACAAACATACTTGATAAATTTCAGTAACGGAGGACTCACTCCTTTAAAGAATGAGAGTATCCTGAAACCTACTCAGATGATTGAATGTAGGAACTTTGATCTCCATAACAATACGAGAAGAGTCAGGGGAGGAACGAAGCTAGTCAATGAAACCCCTGTAAGCGGTGCTCCTAGAATAATGGCTATGTATGACTTTACTACTTACATAGTCTTTGCTGCTTCCAATGGCAAGGTTTATAAAGGTGTAGCTCAGGAAATAGGCTCAGGACTAGGAGCTAATAAGCCTACCTGTATAGAGAAGTTTGGGAACAAGGTCTTTATTACTAATACAAATGTAGCTCCCTACTATTGGAATGCAGGAGCGGGAAACATAGTAGCAATGCCAGCAATCCCTACCTCCTGGACTTCCGGTAACTATCCTGGACAGTTTATAGCTCATGGTAAAGGGAACTCTCTTAGGCTTTGGGCTGTAGATTTCGCTACTACTCCTTTTAGTGTCTTTGCATCAAAGAATGGAGATCCTTTAGCTTTTGGAGACGATGATTGCGTTGTCCTAGTGATTAACACAGGAGATCTCTACGGAATAGTAGGAGGAATAGTTTTCCAGGATAACCTTATTCTCTTCGGTAGGAGGAAAGCCTACATCATTGATGACTCTGCCGCTAACAGCGCTTATTGGGGTTACTACGAAGCTCCTTGGGAGGGAGGCACGATCTCCTGGAGGACTTTAGTTAAGACTCCGAATGACATTATAGCTATGACTGAGGACTTTGATATTTACTCTGTCTCAGCTGCTAACCAGTATGGAGACTATCAGACGGCTTCAATGTTGCAAGGTACAGGGATAAAGGAATGGATGAGGGAGAATTTAAACGACACTTATATTACCGACTTTCATGGAATTTATGATCCTATCTTAAGGGCTGTACGCTTCTTCGTAGCAAGCAAGAATTCACAGACGATAGACACTTGCCTTATCCATTTTATTGACAGACCTCTTCCTGAGTCATGGGCTATTCAGGATGCTTCAGGGAATGAAGCTTCAGGGTATAACGCTTCATGCTCTTCCCTTATCTATGCAGGAGCAGGAGACTATCAGGTATGGACAGGAGATTACAAGGGAAATTTCTGGAAGCTAAATGATGATACTAAAGCTGATGGAACAAGCTCTTTCGAGTCTACATTTACTTCTCCATCTTCTCCTCTCGAAGCTCCTAGGATAAAGAAGAGATTTGATAGGCTCTATATTGACATAGAAAACTTTTCTGATAACCAGGGAGAGATAACCCTTACACCTATAGTAGATGGTGTGCAATATGCTTCTACTAAGCTTATTGCTACAACAGGAAAGCGATTTTACGAGATCCCTATGGGGATAACTGGTTATGAGATTAAGTATAAAGTGAGTGCGAATGTAGCTCAGCTAGACTACGCTGTTCATCAAGCTATGATTGACTTCAAACAACTTACCTCTAAACCTCAGCTATGAAGATAACTTGTGAATATAAGAAAGACAGTAGACAATTAACTCTTTATCTTCCCGATGATGTAGGGGAATTTTTACCGGAGGGGAGTATAGGAGAGGGGATCTTAGCTCCTGGTTCTATAGGTGGAGATCATCTTCAGGAATATATTATCCTGGCGAAACATATTGTCAATGAGATTATCACAGCTGATAAGATAGCGAACTTTACAATCTCAGCGGATAAGCTAGCTACCGGATCTGTAACTACAGAAAAGATAGCTACTAAAGCTATTACTACAATCAAGCTCGATGATAGCTGTATTACCTCAGTTCAATTAGCTGATGGTTCTGTAGGCAAGACAGCTATACAGGCAGGGAACGCTCTTATCACTATAGTCTCTTCTCTTCCTGAATTCCCTAACCCTGATTACCCGCAGGGATCTACTATATTCTTAACTACTGATAATAAGATCTACAGATCTACAGGAACTTCCTGGGTTAAGAACGTAGATACTACAGACATTTCAGGGCAGCTCTCAAGAGATCAGTTAGATGTACTTGCCAGGAATAGGATCAACAACCTCCTGGTAGAGAGCGAAGGGTCAAACGGTTGGGTACTTCAAGGTGGATGCTCTATAGTTAGTGTAGATGGTTTCAGGGCTATTAAAGCTTTGGTACAGTATAACGAAGGTGGGTATCATCAAGCAGATTTTATATCAGAACATTTCTTTGTAGATCCGAATGAAATATTAGAGTTTTCTTTTGGCTTGGAATGCACTCAATTCACTGAGGGAGGTTCGGGTTTATTCTTAGGTATTGGAGCTTATGGAGAAGAAAGTTATAGAGTGTGGCTATGGGATTTTGGTGAGAAGAAATGGACTTTGTATTACGAAAGCCATGATAACTGCTATATCATCAATGATTACAAATCTTTAGACAGAAAATTCTACAAGACCTATATCATAGGGAGTAACATTAATATAGAGAATGTTCCAGCTCCTTCCTATCCGGATATGGAATATAAGCTTTATTGTCTCCAGTTACTTCCAGGTAACGTATCTACTAACATAAGAACAGGCTTTAACCCTCCCGCTGAGGGAGACACTTGGTACTTTATAGCCCCTCAGATCTTAGTCAATGGCAGCTTTAACATCCGAGCTTCAAACATCCTAGCTGAGTCTATTACGGCAGGACAGATAGCTACTAACGCTATAACCTCAGACAAGATAGATGCTAACTCTATCACTTCAGAAAAGATCGAGTCAGGAGCAATAGTAGCAGCTAAACTCGCAGCTGGATCTGTAGTTACTGAAAAGCTAGCTACTGGAGCTATACTAGCTGCACATATAGCCGCAGGGGCTATTGAAGCTCAACATATAGCCGCAGGAACAATAACCGCTGATAAGTTTGAGTCTACTTTTTTTGGAGATCTCGATTTAGTTTTTAGCTATGTAAAACAACTCATGGGAAACGTAGACCTGGATAGGCTTTATTTCACTCTCAATCAGATTCTTCAGGGAACGCTAACTGATTTTTCCTATACTGGTTCAGGAGAACAATACGTCTTATGGTTGACTCCTTCAAGAGCATGGGATGGAGCGTATACCTGGGATGGAACAAGTAAATGGGATGCTTCTAATAAGACTTCAGCATCTATCCTTTCTGCCGCTTACGATACTTCTAATACTACAACAAAGCAGCTTTTTCTTAATGCTATAAAGCTGTTCGGGAAAAAACCGAGCGCAATTAAAATAGAAGCAATCTACTCTACTGATAGTACGGATTGGGGAACTAATTTCCCTGATTACGATGATGATACTTGGGAAGAGCTAGATGATACCGGAGCAGGGATGTTGTTACACGCAACAGGATCTCAAGGGGAATGGAGATACTATAAGTTTAAGATCACTTTTACCTTTGCTTCTGACTACGATTATTTTGGGATAGTGAGACTGAATGCTTCTGTAGCAAAATCAAGATTGCCAGTTCTCATAACTCCGAATGTGACTATTGATAGTAAAGCGTTTTACTCTGCTTCCGGAACATGGCAACCACAAGGCAGTACATCTATGTCTCATTATCTTCAAAATACCTCTAATGCCAATGGGGATTACCTTCTCTATAAAACTGCATTACTCGAAGGGAGTTACAAACTGTATTTTGATTATCTTGAAGCTGCTACCGCTGGAATAGTCAAAATCTATGTTAACGATGGACTAGTTTTAACGCAAGATTGTTATGCAGTATATAGTCCAGGACACGGATCAGCTTTATCAAGTACATTCGTTATAGGCTCAGATCAAGAAGTAGTTATTAAGGTGAAGGTTGATGGGAAGAACGCAAGTTCTAGTGGATATAAAGCAAATATCTTTGAATTAGTTTTAATAAGACAGGAAAGCTAGGAGGGAACAATGGCTTACGATGGATCAAAACCAGCTAACGGATCAAACTTGGTTTCTTCGGAAATCAGAGAAAATTTTAGAGCGCTTAAGGAAGATGGGATAGTGGTAGTAGGTGGCGCTGCCGTAGCGAGAGCACAACTTAAAACATCTACCGGATATATAACTTCTACTCTTGGGGGAGGAGATACCATAACTATTACATTATCTGATTATAGTTTTTTCCCTAACTTTGCAGATTCCAATGCTACTTATAAAGTAACTCTTGAAACTTATTATGCAGCTTCAAATCCGAATAGTCAGATAGGTAAGCTTCTTCTTCGAGCGGGTACAGGTAGTCACACACTATATATAAACTACAGATATATTACTGCTTCTAAAGGTTTCCAGGGATGCGTCCTTGATCTCCCTAATGGAAATCAAGTCTTCTATGAATTCGAAGACGCTCCTCCTGATTTTGAGAAGATATTCACAGAAATGGCAGATGACAATAAAGCAAAGGGATTGTCTATCCTTCATGATACTGAAGAATACGATGTTGAGCGTAAGAAGTCGTTAGGGAAATTTCTCGAAAAAATAAAAACAAATTCAGGAGAAGATTATGAGAGGTATATGAAATTTTACAATGATGAGATTAAGAGAAAAACCTCTGACAAGTTTCAAAAGGGAGGGAGTATAAATGGCAAAAATAGATTGGGGTAATCTCGATTTTGATAACCTAGATCCTAGAATATATAAGAAACCCAGGCTGTTACAAAAGGCCATGCTCATTAAACAGTTCCAGGAAATGCAGCGAATGGAAAACAAGTATGCAGAGCTAGAGCCTTTTCTCCTGGAAGCTATAGGATTTAGAAAGGATGAGGAAGGGAATTTTGTCAAGATGACTGATGAAGAACGTTATGAGAGGATGAGCGATCTTGAGAAACTTCAGTATGATAATGCAAAGCTCCTGGCTGAAAGAGAGAAAATGGCACTTGAAGGAAAACTTCCTATCTCTCCTGCTATGGAGGAAAACTTAGCAGAACAACGAAGTCAGTTAGAGAATACCCTCTCTCAGAGATTAGGGTCTGATTGGCAAACTACTACAGCCGGAATTCAGGCTATGGGAGAATTTGATAGGAACGCTGAACTCATGAGGGAAGAAGCTAGGAGGGGGATGATTTCTGAAGGAACCCAATTAAACCTGGCTCAGAGTGGTTTTCTCTCAGGTTTAACCGGACAGAAGCAGGGTCAGTATGGCAATTATCTGTCTGGTGGGAGTGGAATTTTTAATATGGCTGGAGCTACAGCTTCAGGGGTTAATGCTATGAGACAAACAAACCTAGGTTTACTCCAGGCTTTAGAGAGTCAGGATAAAGGTGGTTCTGATTGGGGTGGTGGATTACTGGGTATGGGCGGTCAAATGGCCGGAACAATAGGAGGGGCTTATGCTGCTGCAAAACTTCTCCCTCTCCTTGGAATGGCTAGTAGCAGGACTTTTAAGAAAGACATTAATAAGCTCTCTGAAGATAAGGAAAGTGAAGCTCTCGATATAATCAAGGGTACAGATACTTACACCTTCAAATATAAAGGTAGTGAAGTACCAATGGTAGGAATGATTGCAGAAGAAGTAGACGATCTTCTTACCGCTGGATTTAATCATAAAGCTATCAATATTGGAAATCACATGGGCTTGCTTACTGCTGCTATGAAAGCTCTCTCCAGAAAGATAGATAAAATAGCGGAGGTTAGATAACATGGCAAATGAAGGTGAAATGCTTCTTAGGGGGTTAACCTCTGGTTTCTCTCAGGGAATGAACCTTGGAGTAGCAGCTCTACAATTAGAAGAGAAAAGGAAAATTCAGGAGAACGCCAGGGATGCACAAGCACTAGGTAAATTCTCTGAGATAGTAAAAGATAATTCACTACCCTCTTCTATAAAGGCTAATGCCTGGAATAGTATGGGTCAGCTTTTAAATAAAATAGGTGGCGTTACCATCCCTGAACTCTCCCCTGAAGACTTTGATAACCCCTGGGTAAAGGGATTGCAGAAAGATCTATCAGGTGTAGTGGGAGGGTTAAGAGACGGTAAACTTAGTATGGCAGATGTTCAGCTAGGGTTTGCTGACATTTATACTAAGTATATAGGCCAACCTGGGTTTGATAAGGTATTTGGTGATTTTACTGGTTTTATGGAGAAATATAGCAATACTCTTACCGATCATCAGGCAGCTAAAGTTTCTACGATCTACACTAAATTTCTTAGTCAGAAGCAGGAAGGAGATCAGAGTAATCTAAGCGGTTTAGTTCCTAAAGGTGCAGGAGGAGAAAAACAAGCTCCTCCTATATCAGAAGGAGAACTGAATACCCTCTCTTTTATTAAGGAGTATAACCCCAAGGCTTTTGAGAAAGGGATAATGACTTCTCTTGATATGATGAAGAAAGCCAGGGAAGCTCAGGGCAAAGAGAGTAACCCTAATGAGTGGAGCGTAAGAATGAGAGCTGCTGAGGGTGATCCTGTAGCTCAGAGGGCAGTACAGGGAAAACAAACTGAAGAAGCTAGACTAAGATCAATTAGTAATGTTCCTACTGAAGTAAGAAAAACTGTATTCCTTGAAGCTCCAGACGGATCTCAGGTTTCAGTTCTCGATAAACCCGATGCGGTTAACCAGTATCTCCAGAAAGGTTATAAGAGACTGAAAGAAACTGATCCTCTCTCTGCTGAGATTGCAGCTAGAATGAGAGGAAAGACTGTAGATACCAATGTTAATTCAGGAGAAAAATTTAATATATTTGGTACTAATGTTAACGCTAAAGCTTCTCCTAAGGAAACTTTTGAACAGTATTTTAATAGGTTGAAAGATCTCCCTCAGAACAAAGGAGCTAAAAAGGAAGATTTTATAAAAGCCTATGAAAAGAGATATGGAGTAAAAGCTCAGTAATGGAAATATTTGATCCTGAAGAACAACAAGGAAAGATATTTGATCCAGAAGTAGGTTTTATTGATCCGTATGATAGGGATGCTCTTTCTACTCTTAAGAGGGTAGGAAAGAAGGTTTACTACTCTGGAAAAAGTATGATTCAGGGTATGGGGTTAACTAAGGATATTCTGGATATAGAAGCAGGGTATACCCCTCAACCTCCTGAGGCTGCTGAAGTTCCCTTTATGGGAATAAAGGATACCTATATAGAAGATAAAACCCCTAAGCTGGAAAAGATTAAAGAAGCAGCTAAGCCTATTGCTGAGACTAAGAAGGTATTAGAAGGGCTAGAAGAAGAAACTCCTCCTGAAAGAAGAGGGAGTGTAGTACAAAAACCTGAAATTCTAAAACAACCCTGGTGGTATCTTGAGTCTATAGTACCTTCTGCTGTAGGTTCTGCTGCTGGATTTGCAGGACTTAACGCTTTTACTAGTTTTTTTTCCTCATTAATGCCTAGTTTGCCTGGAAGAGTAGTAGCTGCTGGTTCTGCTGCTATGATGGAAACCTACGCCAACATGGCAGATCAGTATATTTCAGCTAATGAAGCTTTTCTTAAGAAAGGAAAAACTCCCGAAGAAGCTCATACGCTAGCCTGGAAGGAAGCTCAGAAGGTAGGGAAGTACGAGATTATCCTTGACACAGCTTTCAACCTAGTAGGAAATAAACTCCCTAAAACAGAGCTAACTAAATTAAAACAATTTATAAGCTCTGTAAAAGATATGTTCAAGAGTGAAATTCCTCAGGAAGTAGGCCAACAGTTAATCCAAAATAAAGCTTCAATGGAAGGACATGATCCTGGTAGAAAGTGGTATGAAGGAGTCCCTGAGTCTGCAATAGGGGCTTTAGTAGGAACTCCTTTCGGTGGCTTCTTAAAATATCTCTTAGGAAGAATGAAGAAGAGAGGAGGATCTACTGTAGATACTTCCGTTTTGGATGAGTCTGTTTTAGAAGAAGAAAGTAAACCTAAAGCTCTTCCTCCTGCTGTTTTTCCTATGCCTCCTTCTAGTATTTATGATCCTGAAGTATCAGAGGCAGTATCGGAAGTTACTCAAGAGGAACAAAATCTAGAACAGTTTAAACAAATCTTTGATCCTGAAGAAGTTCCTCTAGTTAAAGACTACGAGATTGTAATAAGCGGTCAGATACAGGGAATGGGAACTAACATAGACAGTTTTGAGAGGTTAGATGAATATTCTAAGGGTGCTTCTCTTAACTTCTTTTATACTGTAAAGGATCTAATCTCTAAATATTTCCCTGATTCTTCTATGTCTAACGTAGTTCAGCAAGTCTACTTTGGAGAAGAAGCTCAAGATTTTGAACCTTCTTTAAAATTTACTCTTGAGGGAGATAAGAGTAACGTAGAAGGTATAGCTGCATTCTTAGGGAATTCTCTCAAACAGAATTCGGTAATTGTTATAGATCCTCAATCAGAGAACCCGAATGGAGGTTTTGTTGAGTTTGACATTGATCCTAGACTATCCCTTCAGGAGATCTATGAAGCTGCTTACTGGAAGGTAGGTATAACAGACCTTAATCTCCAGAAGAAACTTGATGGAACGTATAGAGTCAAGCACTTCCTGAACGGAGACGATAATAGCGTATTCCTACAGGATTACACGAAGCTAAACGGTCTATTTGCCATTATAGGGGAAAATGGTTTAGACTTTCATGAGAGTGAAAGTAGTTTCTTAGACAAGGACTCTTATGAGTCTAAGATAAAATTACTAGGAGAAGAATTACATGGAAAATCTCTATACGAGCAAGGAAGATATGTTGAAGAGGTTTCCAAAAAGTCTTCACAAAACACTGTCTCAGATGTGGGAGGAGGGAGTGAGGTTTCACAAACCGGATCAGTCACAGAAGAAATACGAAGTGATAATCAATCCTCCAGAGCCGTTGTTGAAGACACTCAAGCGGAAACAACCAAAACAGTAAAGAAGAAGTCTACTCCTAAACCCTGGATTGAACCCTTTAGCGATAAAAAGAACCTCAAGGATCTTCGAACTCAGAAGTATTTTCAAAAACTCAATATCTTTAAGAAGCATCTTAAGAACCCTAAGCTTTGGGCTTGGTTAGGAACTAAGAAAGGGGATAAGAAAGCTTACTCTCCTGATGCTCCTAGAGACGAGAAGGGTTATCCGCTAGTTCTGTTTCATGGAACCGCAACTATGGGTATAGAGGGTAAAGCGCTAGACTTTCCTGCCTTCGATACTCTGAAAATAAGATCCTTCGGTACTCACTTCGGTAATCTTTCTCAGGCTCACTTCTTCGTTAGGAATCATGCTTTCGGAAGAATACTTCCTACAATCTTAAATATTAAGAACCCTCTCAGGATGCAAGACTTGAGTAACTGGCATCCTCAGAAGATCTTAGATGAGCTAAATAGACTACATATAATTCTGGATAACGAGACTCTCTCTGCTTACAATAATGCTGTTCAGGAAACAGAGAGAATGAAGATCCTTTGGAACGGACTCGCTAAAAAGGGGTACGATGGTATAGTCTACATTAATCGGTTTGAGGGTTTTAGTAAAAAACCTCCGTACAAGGATATAAGTACTTTGAATGATGAGGATTTTAAGACAAAATATCCTCAAGCTAAGGACTCCTATATAGTCTTCGATCCTACTCAAGCTAAGAGTATTTTTAACCAGGGTGTATTTGGGAAAGACAACCCTGATATGCTCTACTGTGGTTTTCCTTTCTCTTCATTCCTGGAGTGGATGTGGAAGAAGGATTCTCTGAAGGAAGCTAAGGCTTTCTACGATAATGTTCAAAACGGCAAGATTAGCTTTGTAGCTGCACCTAATGAAGTGAAATGGTTTAAGAACAGGGTAAAGAAGATCTTTACCTTTCCTGCTACGGTAGCTGAGAAGTTCCCTAAGTTTAGAAAATACTTCGATGTAGCAAAGGAAATGTACAGTCTCCAGGATGAACTCTCCTGGGATTTCTTTGATAAACTCACTCCCTATTTAGGATTAGAGAATAAAGAAAATGTTCATAAAGTTCTTGAATTTGCCAGGTTAAGTAAGGGTCAGTTCAAGCCTACCGATCAAGTTTTGCAGAGAGCGGGTTTAACTCAAACTGAAATAGATGCTTACCGTTCAGTAGAGAAAGCTATGGACTTCGGTTGGGTAGTTATGAAAGAAGCTTTTATAGAGAAGGCTCGATACATTAACGATCCTATAGAGAGACAGGCTTATATAAATAAGGTGAACGGTCTTATTGATGCTAGGAAGAGGGATAACTACGTTCCTTTCTCAAGGTTTGGAGACTTCTATGTCCTAGTAAAAGACTCTAATGGAAAGATCATCAACTACTCCTATTACGAGTCTAAGAACGATATGAAGAAAGCTGCTAATGATTTTGTCAAACAAGGACACCTTGTAGAGACAGGAGACGTTCTCCAAAAAGCTGAGGAGTATAGGAATGTAAGAAACAAGAGCGCTTTAGAAGCTATAGCTGATGTTGACAATGATATGCTTGAATTAGGCTTTACTAAGCATCTTTTGAGGAGCGAAGACGTTCCAGGGTACTCCAAAGACTTAAAGAGATCTATACTTGACTATGTACTATCAGTAAGCCGATTTGCAGTACGAAGAAAGGCAGCTTACGAGTTTGATGCTTTAACTCCTACAATAGATCCTAAGAAAGAAGCAGGGCTTTACGATTACGCTAACAAGTATGCTAACTATGTACTCTCTAACGATGCAGAAGCAGTTAAGTTCAGAGAGTTTATGTTTTACTACTACCTAGGCTTTAACGCTAAATCAGCTTTAGTAAACTTATCTCAGACTCTTACTACAACTATTCCGGTACTCTCTAAACACTTTAGCGTTCCTGAAGCTCATATCCCTGGCTATATTAAAAATGCTTCCGAATTCCTCCTGAACCCTAAGAGGTTAGCTAAGAGAAACCCTGAACTCCATGATGCCTTATTCCAGGGGCTTAGAAAAGGAGCTATAGCTGAAAAAATGGCAAGGTTCTTAAGAGGAGAAGAACAGGGAACTAGTGAGACTATTACCAACTTTAAGGAATTAGCTAGTTGGATGTTTGATAAAGCTGAGGTATTTAACAGGACTGTAGCTTTTACAGCTGGATTTGATGTAGCTAAGAGAAAGGGAATGAACTTTAAGGATAGCGTAGACTTTGCTACAAACTTTGTTACTGAGACTCAGTTTGACTACTCGAAAGTCAATAGACCTGAGATAGCTAGATCCTGGAGAGCACCTTTATTTACCTTCAGGATGTTCTTAGGGAATTACCTCTCACTACTCAAGAAGAGTTTGCAGGAGAAGGAGTGGGAAGTCTTGGCTAGAATGCTAGGGTATATGACAGCTCTAGGAGGTCTATTCGCTATCCCTGGAATAAAAGAGCTAGATAAGATCCTTACTACCCTTGGAATAGATACTAAGGTTATGTTAAGGGAGAAGTTCGGAAAGTTCTCCGATGTTGTGATGCACGGAATTCCTACCTTATTCGGAGCTAATATCTCAGGAACAATAGGAGTAGGTGAGCTAGTTCCTGATATTGAAGAAGGTTTAGCTGCTTCTATTGGGAAGCTTGCGGGAGGAGTAGCTCTCGATCTCCCTACAAGAGTAGGCAGAAGCTTATGGTTGTATAAGGATAAAGACAGTGTTTACAGAGCTACTGAAGCTCTTATGCCTGAAGCTATTCGTAACCCTATGGTAGCTGCTAGATGGGCTAGTGAGGGAGTTAGATCTCCTTCCCTGGAGAATGTTATTCCTAAAGAAGATATTACCGGATCTGATATAGCGTTAAAGAGCTTAGGTCTTTCTCCCTCCAGGGTAACTAAAGCTTACGAGCTAGAGAACACCGAGAAGTTTATGGTTGACAAGATCAGAAAGAGGAACTCTAAAGCTAACTGGAGTGTAGCTAAAGCTCTCTTTGAGGATATGAGCAGCAACGGTAATTCAGTACAGGATGTACTCGATCAGATAGATCAGCATAATTCTAACGTAGAAAAGATGGAGGACTTCATTAGGCTAGATCCTACAGCTATTAAAGATTATGTCAGATTGATGATAGATCCTAAGTCGGTAGAAATAAAGAAAGTGCCGAAGATAGGCAGGGAGGGCTACCTTGAAAGACAGGAGCTTTACCAGTAAGGGGGGAAAATGGAAGTCACTTTTACTCAGATATTTTCAGTTGTAGCGTATTCCGTAATAGGTGTTATTTCTTACCTTATTGCGAGAACCATAAAGAGTATAGATGAGAACCAAAAATGTATGTGTGAGGAATTGAAAAATATCGCTTTAAAGGTAGCTCAGTTAGAAGCAGAGCACAAGATCTATACTCATCATAACTTCAATCACAATCAATAAACAAAATTAAGAGAAGATAGTAGAGGGGGTAGGTTATTTCATCCTCAGTATAAAAAGCTGACCCCTACCCTCTCAATTCTTAAAGAGGTAAGCGTAATGTCCTTCAGAGAAATTAACTCAGAAGGTTTAGGTATAATCAAAACTTATGAGGGTCTTGAGCTTGAGAGATATAAATGCCCTGGAGGAGTATGGACTATAGGGTATGGGAATACATCTAATGCTATGAAGTTTAGAAAGATTACTAAGGAGCAAGCTGAGGATTTCTTGCAGGAAGATCTGCATGAAGTTTATAGGTATCTAAGTTTAATCACTAGGAATATTCCTCTTAATGATAATCAATGGAGTGCTTTAGTATCTTTTGTTTTTAACATTGGCATAGGAGCTTTTATAAACTCTACCATGTTGAGGAAATTAAAAGCTCTAGACTACGAAGGAGCCTCTAGAGAGTTTGGGAAGTGGGTTTACTCTAAAGGAAAGAAGCTAGACGGACTCATTAAGAGGAGAGAAGCAGAGCGTAGTTTGTTTTTAAAGGAAGAAGTTACAGATGGAAAAGAGTGAACAGCAAAGAAATGTTGAAGGATTAGCTGAGAGAGACGATAGAGGGAAGAAGTTAGTTGTTACTCGAACCTTTTACTGGGATTGGGATGACTCCCTATTCCGTATGTTTAAAAAGATCTTCTGTAAGGAGAAAGAAAAATGAGTTTCAAGGAAAAAATGAAATTAGTTTTTAGCGGTGTATGGAGCTTTATTTCACCTTTTGTAAAGATATTTGTTGGTAGTGCAGGACAGATCTTAGCAGGGGTAGCTCTTGACGTAGTTAAGCAGATAGCAGCTGATCCTTCTTTAGTAGGTTCTGGAAATCTAGATAAGAGACAGGCGGCTTTTGAAAAGATTAAAGGTGAGTTAGCAGCTAGAGGATTAGAAGCTAGTACCTCCGTTATTAATGCTGCTATAGAAGCTGCGGTACAGAAGTTAAAAGAAGAGGAGTAACGCAATGTTTAAATATCTAAAAATGATCGCTTTCCTGAAAGATATAAGGAAAGAAGTTCAGGCAGAAGGAACTTTGAAGAATATAGCTCTCTCAAGGAAGTTTTGGGGAGCTTTGTGGTTATTGGGAGGTTATATCCTCAGAGAGTTTCTAGGTGTTGATCTCGACCAGGCTACCTTAGATCAAGGTACTGATTTAGCTGTACTGATCGCTTCCTACTGTATGCAGGGTTTTGGGATAGCTATGCAGCTAGTTTCCTATGTAAAGACAATCAAAAACGCTATAGCTAAGAAGAATGGCAAACAAACCAATAACCCTGAAATGGGTGTGGAGGAATAGGTAATGGCTTTAACAATTCCAGACTATACATATATTGCCCATAAACTCATCAATCGTCCGTGGGGATCGGAAGTTCGTTTCACCGTTGCACGTTCTGATGGTTCCCATATCAATGAAGTCATTCCTATCAAATCAATGAAGATTGAGGAGAAGGAACTTGTTGAG